ATGTATTGGTTTAACGTTGTTCTATCCATCGCCGGCATTGGAATACTGGCAGTCGGTGGGCTGGCTTTTGGAATGTCAATTCTCAGCAAACGGGATCAATGACTGAATTCTGCCTGTGTGGCGCTCAGGATTTTTCCTCCGCCACATTTTGGGTCGTCTTGGCTATCGTTTCAGCAGCCGGAGTTGTTGCATATGCTTACCTGCGCAAATAATTAGCCTACAACCTATCGGCGTCAAGGGTTGCATTAATACAACTACAATAATTCTTTGTCCTGCTTATCGTGTTTATTCGTCGCTTCATCTTGCCATTGATAATTCCGGCGATTATCCACTCGTTTGATGACGCTACGTAAGTTCATTGATCGTTCGTCACTCGGGGCAAGGGGCAAAATGATACACAATCTCGACTGGGATGAGCACATTCCTATTCTTGATATTTTTAAAGAATTAGCTGCAGTGGAGAACTCAATCTATTCCGATTCCACAGGACATTTAGTCGTGCCAGAAGAGTGGGCGCGTGAATTGATGTTGGAAGCTGAGAAGAAAGCTATCGCGTCGCTAATGGCCATCGCCTCGGCCCTTCCGACCGATTAAATACGTTAGCTTTTTATTCACGATCATCTGTTGCGATGAATGGTCTTTTAAACGAATTGGGACGAGACTGACGACGCGGAAACATGACGATGGTTACCGACTTCCACACGTCGTCATCCAGTAGAATGATGGGCTTATCAATGGAAATTGGATCTCTAGCTGACTGGACTGCAGCTGCCGCGGCCATAGCATCGCTGTTTGCGGCAGGCTTCAGCTACCGTGCTTCCAAGAATGCCAACAAGATTTCTGCTAGGTTGAGCATTCAGGCACTTACCTCCGCCTATCTTCCAGCGATGGCGCGTTGGAAAAATGAAATCAAAGACGATAAACTTGCGGACGCGCTTCAGAGGCATACCATTGCAAATCTCATCATGTTAGTCGATGAATGTTACGATCATTCAGATGACCATTGGGCCGGGATTTGGGCTAAGTCATTCGGCGACTTTCCATTAATTCGATCCGGTGCTTATCCATCGGATTTTGCTAGAAATCCACGAACTCGCGACGCTATCGAAAAGGCAAGACATAACCTTAAATAATTCTCATCTAGCTGTTTTTGAGTCAGTGGACTCGAAAATGTCTTTCCAAACGCATTTCTTGCGGAATTCGCAATGCATCGATCGATAGTTGAAATCGGTCGGATGATCCGCACCAGCGGGCACGGTTTTGTCCATAGTTATAATCCTTCGATTTTATGAAAATTCAGCTTGAAAGAATATGAAGGCAGATGCTCCACGCATAGCGAAGTACCCACCTCCAGTCGGAGACGAGTTTCATACGAACCTCGATATTTTGAATTTTGAACTACTCTGTCCGCTGGCTATTATCATCAGTGGGAGGGGACGCCATGCACCGGTATTACTGGGTCGAAGGCGCGTTAGCTTTGGCGCTTCTGGTCATCATCATCTGGATGATCTGGAGAGAGAAAAGCAGGTGACGCGATCAGGCAGCAGTAGGCCATTCAAATGCAGGCAGTTCAGCCAGAAAGTCATCGACACTTGGCTGCTCGCGTTCGGCTTTCTGCACTTTTGCCAGTTCAGCCAAGGCATAGGCCCATACCTGATCACGCCAGACGACGAAGGCTTGAGCCTCTGCAGCCCATTCCGACACAGTCGAGTTGACGTAGCTGGCGAGTGAGTTGCCGTCGTCGTACTGTTTTTCGTGCGCCTTGCCGTCGATAAGCGACTGGATGGCTTTGCGGTAGGTCTCCACCGCTGCGGCCAGGGCAGCCGCTTGACGCTGTTCAGCAGTTGAAATGATAGAAGCGTCAGGCGTCCACATCCGGTAACTCCTCATTGAAATCAGGATCGAGTGACGGGAGAACAATTAAGCCGTTATCTTCCACAACGATTGGCTCCGGTGGCTCAACACCTATCCGAGAAACGCTGTACGGCAGCAAAATTGTGACGTTAATGACCGCATCTTTCCGTTCGACCGGCGACCTGATCCACTCACAGGGGATTTCCCCTAATGGAATGATGTCACCGTCGTTGAGAGTATCGAAATTGAATACCTCGCCATTGATACGAAGTCTGTTGCCGTCCGTTTTCTCAATGGTGAGAGTTTCATCGCGCCGCTGCGGGGTGAATGATATTTTGAACATTAGAGATACCACCTTCCAATAGCAGCTACGCGTAAATTCAGCGAACCTGTGAAAGAGAAAGGAAGGAAACATGCGATATTTGCAGAGGTTGTAGCACCTTCCGCCGTTACCCATGCGTTGTTTGAGTTAGTGCTCCCAACGACGGATGGTGAAGCGACGAAAGACGATGGGAACGTCCATCCTACGTTCGCAGTCTTGAAAACACTTCCAGATGCAGTAGTAGAACCGCTTGTAGATAGATTTGTACCGATACAAATCTGCGTTCCATCTGCGTATCGACCGTACCAGCCGTTTGAATTTGTACCTTCCTGGGCTGTCAGCATTCGCCAAGCGCCCCAAGTGCCGTCCGCTTTCTTCATGCGGACGTAAATTCTGGGTATGTCCTGATTGTATAAGGTCGCGGTTTGGCGCACCGATCCATTGGAATAAATGCGCTGCGTCTCAACGAACCAAATACCGCTAGTTTCAGGGAAGTTGGTCGAACCCGAAACAAACGAGTAAAGCCCTCGCGTCCCTGGTGTTAATGAGTTCAGGTCTGTTGCCGTTGTGACGTATACACCGAAGGTATCCAGCATCATTTGAGCAACGCTATCGCCCGTAAGCCCTAGCGTGACCAGAGCCGTCGCCGCGTCAGTATCATCCAGCAGCGAACGGGCGAAGGCGGTCAGGCCAGTTACACCCATCCCGTTGACGCCAGTGAAATAGGCCAGTGTGTCGGCAGCACTTGTCAGACCGGCCAACGCCTGCAGATTCCCATTACCAAGCAACTCAATCAAGGTCGTCGTCTGCGCGGTCACCCGTGCACCGTCGGGCAGATAGCGTGCCCGATAAGGCGCGTTCGTCAGGCTCGTGCCAGTCCACGGAGCTGTCAGCGTGAGCGACGTATTGCTGTTTACGCTTGCGATTATTGCCGTCAGGTTCTGGATCTGGAGCGTGTCCCCCGGTCGAAAGGCCGCCGTTGTGAACATGGTTCCCGTACCGGTTACGGTCGTGGAACCATTGGCAAGCGTGATCGTCCCGGTAACGTAGTCGGGCAAAACTGCCATGAGTTTACCTCCCCGCGCTGTGCACGCGGTTCTTTCCGTTTAGATTTTGATGAAGATCAGCGCTTCCAGACAAGCGCCTGGACGGTACCAATGACGTTGTTCACGGAGGTCGTTCCGCTACTGTTCAGAACTTCCAACTTCACGGCGTAGACGTTGTTTCCGGCTATTGAAGTGAAGTCTACATTGCTGCCGGAAAGCGTAAGCGTCGCTGTTCCATCTTTTACTGTTCCAGTGTTGGAAATGACTTCCTTGCCGGTCGTATTGTTGACGATGGACAGCTTTAGCGTGATCGTGCCGCCACCTGCTCCTGTACCGAACGTCAAGGACAGGTTGGCACCGGCAATAATCTTGTTGCCGACCGGGTTTGTTACAACGAGTGCCGCGACAGGAGGGGCAGAGGTGATAACCTGCTGATTGAACGGAGCCGAAGAGGCTTCAGTGACCGCTCCGAAGTCCAGATTGCTGGTCCCGACGATCAAATTGTTGATCACGGCATTCTGTATCTGCGCCCACTGGATTTGAACATTCACGATCTTCGCCCAGTCCATTACGAAGCCTTCGCCGTACATCACGTTGTTCTGGATGACGAAAGGCTTGAAGAACTCCGTTCCATTCGAGAACACGATCTGTTCGGCAATCAAGGCGATGCGCGCCTGAGTACTGGTCACGTCAAGGAACATACCGGCGCTCTTGAAGTTGTCGGCAGTCCCGCCTCGAACTTCCATGCCGATGCGGGCATTCCATCCTGACGGAGCATTGTAGGTGCTCATCCGGAAAGTTGCGTTGGCGGACACCTCATTGATGTTCGAAGACAGCTGCGTGAGCAGGTTTGCTTGCGCTTCTACATCATCCTCAACACCGTCGACGCGTACCTGCATCAACTGAATGATACTGGCACCTGTATTGTCCCAGAGCTGAGCATTGATGCGGGTCAGCTGCTGGCCAATGGCGCTGTTCGGCCCGGTGGCGACGATAATGTCTTCCTGCCATTGGGCTTGTGCAGTTCCGAACGTGCTTGTTAATTCGCGACGAATGGCCTGACGATCAGCATAATTGCTGTTGTGATTGTCCGATGTCGTCGTCGCCAGCTCTTCCGCCTGTCGGATAAGTTCACGCACCTGCGGCCCGATCCAACCGAGATAGCCTTTCAGATCATCAGCCAGACCTTCGTAGTCGATAGGGTTCTGATCGCCTTGCGCATTCAGCGTCCGAAACGGCTTTGCAGCGGCCCAGGCCACAGCACGACCGTTATCGACACGCAGCTTCGTGCGGACAAACCAATCAGTAAGCGAAGTCAGGCCTTCGACCAACAGAACGTTCACGACGTCCCACGTCACGAAGCGCTTGAATACCTGGCTTGGATCGTTGGCAGGCCAATACTCTATATCGACACCGACAACAGATATGTCGTCAATCGTATCCCAGAGCAACCGCGCTCCCGGCAGTTCACCGGCACCATCCGCCTTGACGATCGTCGGAATGACATCAAAGTTCTGCACTTCTGCCAGATACTGCGGCGGCGGCACAACAATGATATTCGGCGGATTGGTTTCGTACGCCGTCGGATCAAAGACGCCGTTGCTGATCTGTTGCAGCGCAATCGAGATATCGCGAGCGCCATCCGTATTGATCCCGCCAAGCTGCCGAGTCAGTACCTGATATGTCCGGTCACCGTATTTGGCGCTATTCCAGCGAACCCATCGGCCTTCCTTGATCGTGTCGAGGAACTTCGGATGAACGACGATTTCCGCCGATGCCTGATAACGAGCGCCACGGATGGCGATGTCTGCCAGCCGGTCCACCTGTCGCACATCGGTGACGGCGGCGTAAGGAATGGCGCTGGCAAGGGTTTCCCGATCTTCGGCCAGAGCGCCAGCATCGATACGCGTTGCCGCGTCCTTCGTCTCATAGAAGTCATCAGGCGAAACCCAAGATGCAGCAACCGTGTTGATCAGTTCGGTACGCTTGCGCTTGGCGCTGAAGCGAAGCGGTGCACCGCGTTTGATGTCGGCGTCGGTGATCGTCGCAACAATGGCCTGCGGTGCGCCCGCAATCGGAAACTCGCCGTCGACGCGCTCGACCCACGATCCGCACATTGCTTCGAGGATCGGTGAAAGGTTGGCATCGTGGTTCGCACCGGGGCCGTCCTTGGCTATCGCATGTGCACGATAACGCTTCGAACCATCCGACATGACTTCGTCGCAGATGTTCGCTGCCTGAGTATATTCAGCCAGAGGCAGGCGGCTCGCACGAACGGCCTTGCCGACCATGCGCTGTGTTCCGTTGAAGAACCCGCGCTCCAGATTGTAAATCTGCACCGGCGGATTATCGGAATATTCCCACGTGTTCTGGTCATTCCAGCGATGCGCACCCGAGCCGCCCATCGTGCTGTCTTTGCGCCAATCATAAAGCGGCGCGCCGACGACTTCGAACAGTAGCTTTGCAGGCGAGGTCAAACCGTCGCCATTCTTGCGCAGTTCCGAAAACACGATGGCATAGGCAACGCCTGCACCGCGATGGTTCGCAGTCCAGCGACCGGCAGGACGGGCATTATTGATCAGCGACGGCTCTGCCTGCTGATCCATCGTACCGTAATAGAACTTCACCCGAACATTGTCGTGATCGTCGCCGCTCGTGCCTTCATTCGGCACAAGCCAGTAGCCGTCGGCGTCTTGCGCAATAAGAGTGCGCCATTCGCCATTGTAGCGTACACGCGGAACAGCCGTGATGCGGAAGCTCGACAGGACAAACACGTCCTGTATCAGACGCCCGCCACTGCCATAGCTGTTGCGATAGATATGATGGCCTTCGGTCGCACAGGTACCGAGAATGACCGAGCGCGGGATATTGGCACCATACTGGGTTTCCAGTTCGGAGGCCCGGCTTTGCGTCTTGGGAGGAAACAGCGCATTGACGGCATATTTGAGTGCAATGCCGAAGGCTGTCTGCGCGATACCGGCAAGGATCGGGCTCGCTGCGGCCCATGCGGCCACGCTCGACACGATGCCGCCGATAGCGGTGAAGATAGGCGCTAAAAATGGCATGCGACGGCCTCAATCGGGCGCAACAAAAAGGGCTCGCTGCTGGCGGACCTTCAAAGGCGCAAATTGTCGAAGTGGTTACAAGCCGACCTTGTAGGCCTGCTCGATATCGGTCACGGGAAAGAACGCAAGCCCATGCGGCTGTTTGACCGCAAAGCCAGAGCCACAGATGAACCCGGCGACGTATTCGTCATTGATGAGCATAACGCCGACGTCGCCGCGGCGAGCAGAGAGACGATTGACCGGTTCAAGCTGAAGGTAGCTCTCGAACACGTCCTTGACTGTCTTACAGCCATTGGCGCGCATCTTGCGAGCTGCGCCGGCTTCGGTTTTGTATTTGCCGCGGAACTCGGCAAGCGGGTCTTCTCCAATAACGGCCTTGATAGCATCTGCTGCAGTCATCAGGCAGTCTGAATTGCCCCACTCCGGAAAGATCGACACGTGAGTAGTCGCAAGGTCTTCCAGCGCCCGATCCCAGCCGGGGACCCTAGCCGAATTTGATTTTGAAGAATTCATTCTTGGTCCTTGCTGCGTACTCGAAAAGCATATCGCCCGGCGAAACAAGCTGCTGGTCCTCATGCGAGGCGTAGCGATAGCCCTCGCGGAAATTGTCAACGGCACCGGTCTCGATATGGCCTTCCAGCCAGACTTCGTCGCTTTCCTCCCGGTGATCGATAGTATCGACATAGCCGTACCAGGTCGGCTCGGCGTGAAGAAAAGCGTTCGTGTCCGGATCGAAATAGAAATCGTAAAACGTGACGGGGCGGTTCTTGTAATCTTCCTGCTCGATCAGGCCGAGCTTATCCGGGGTCAGCCCAAAGTCAGCGGCAGCCGGAAGTCGCATTGTCACAGGCTGCGCTGCCGTGCCGAGCGCGTACATCGGCTCATCGATGTCGATGATAGTGTTGCCGTGATAGGTCAGGCCGCCATAGTCAACACTGCCCTTACCTGAAAAGAACCCGTAGATGCCGGTGCCGAACTCGAACTTCACGGCAGAGGCGATCTTGCCCCTGCCCTCGTCGAGCAATTGCTGTAGACGTGCTGGGAAAGCCATGGCCTTACCTTGTTTGAACTAAGACGCTAAGGTCCGCTCGCCGATTGGCTACATCGAGGGACTTTCGTATGAAGATTTTGCAATACTGCGCTGCGTTGCTCATTGCGCTCGCCCCCAGTGTTTCGATGGCAAAGGAACCGCCTAGCCGCGAAGAAGCCTTCCGTTTGGCAAATCAGGTTCGCAAGTGTTTTAGGATGCCTCTCAACCAGACCGGCAACGCGGTGATTGAGTTCAAGCTTCACAAAGACGGCAATGCGACTGATGTTGAGCTGGTGAAATCAGGTGGATTTACCAACTATATCGTTGGATTGGCGGCGATGGAGGCCGTCAAAAAATGCCAGCCTTACAAGACTTCGATAGTGGGTAAGGTGCGGGTGCCATTCATATTCAAGTCTGACACGCCAACGCCAGAAAGAGCCGCGCCCTAGACAAGTAGGCTGGATTCAACCGCGTCCGTCTGCTATCCGCACGCCATGATTAGAAGCGTTTGCATGTTGATCGTCGGTTTCGGAGCACTCATTCAGGGTTTGCTCCGTCTTGGAAAACCAGCCCAGGCAGTAGAAAAAACGGGCTGGCTGTATCAGCAGTTCGGAGACCAGGGCGTTGCAATCGGCATGATAGTCCTCGGCGCTATCGCGTTGGTCATCGGGGCCATCATGTTCAACAATACATGGGTTCGTGCTATTAAAGCCCGGAGACAGCGGTAGGCGAGCCTCGACTTCCGATTGCGACTCGGCTTTGATGCTCGCGTTAACAACGGGAGGCTTGAATGAGTGAAAATATACTGAAGTCGCTTACGGATATCACCAAAGGGCTAGCTGAAACGACACATGCAGCCCACATCGAAGCGAAAGCCGATACTGCGTTACTGTTGGGACTCTATGCTATTCTGCTCAACAAAGGTATAATATCGACTGAAGACATTGATAGATTGTCAAATGTTGGCGAGAACGAGAAACTTCTCTCGGATCGAGTGAAAGCTCGCATCGATACTATCAAAAAGGTTGCGAAGGTCTAAATTCAACGCCGCATAATCAAAGGGCGGGTTCATCCCCGCCTTTTCTTTCTGTTTCATCTTTTCTTCCTTCATTTAGGCACCTCAATCAACTGAAACGACGCATCGGGAAACTTGCCCTCGCCGATTTCCCACGTTCTCGGCATCAGCCGCATGTTCATTACTGGGTTCTTGAACTTCACCGTCGCGCCGACGGTGATATAAGACGGCAGAAACGGCTCGATCTTTATCTGCAAACTCGTGCTAGCCGCGGTGGCATCGGCAACGATGCGAGCGATGAAGTTGTAATCGCCGATCGTAAAGCCAACCAAATCGCCGTTCATCAGCTTCAATCCAACTGCCACGCCGTTAAGCGTGAGCGTGTTGCCGTTGATCGCGCCCAAAGTTGCCGTACCGGTAATCGCCGAGTTGTTTGCGTCGCCCCAATAGGCTTGCGGGATGCAAACATGCTTCGGTGTGTAATGCACCGTAACCTGACCGCCGCGACAACGATCAATGAACGCCTCGAGCAAATTGCGCTTGGTATTAGTCAAATCGGTGATTTTTGCGGTCCACGTCCAGAATGGGTCGCCATTTTCAATCGCCGATATCGCCCGATCCCCGTACTGAGACATGGAAACAGGGCGATTCAGGACCGGGAAAGTCGGCTGATATCGAAGGCCAGTCGGAAGTAGTTCAGCCATTACTTTGCCAGTCCTCTCGAGTTCACCTGCCTTAGATCTCGCGCCGTTCGAACGGCTCCCGACTTATCGTAGGAAGCCAGTCCCTGTTTGACGTTGCGCTGCGAGATGCGTTCGACCTCGGCCTGCCAGTTGCCGTCGCGATCCACGAATACACGAACGTCGGCGATGCCAGATTGCGCTTGCTGCGTCGCAGCAGATGAGCGCAGTATCGGCATGGATGGCGCGCGCAAAGGTGAGCCGCCATCCTTAAGCCCGATGACACGACCGCTGTTGATGGCCTCGAGCAGTGCACGATTGCGCTTTGTAGCTGCCGCATTGACGACGAATTCCTCATCGCTCAGCATCGCCGGGATTTTGTCGCCACGTGGCCCGCCAGGACCACGAACAATGCCACCGCCAGCACGCTTTACCGGTCCACCGTTTTTACGGAAGATGCTGCCTAGAGCGCCGAATAGATTGAAGCCGCCTTTATCGGTATCGAAGATGTTCGCGAGCCCGATATCGATTAGCTTTTGTGCGATGCGTCCAAGAGCATTTGCGAAGATCTCAGCCGACTTTGCGCCGTTTAGGAAGTCATCAGCAATCCCGCCAACAAGATCCTTTTGGAATGCCGCCATATCTTCAGCGGTTTCTTTGATCCGGTTCTGCGCTTCGGCAAGCTTGTTAGCCTCGGCACTGGCAAGCGCCCACTGATCTGCTGTGGCAGAGATTTGAGCCCGCAATTCTGGCGTGAGCGCAACACCCGCCTTTTGCGCCGCATTGAGCAATTCCTGCTCTGTGCGCGCCTTCTCCATGGCATAGCCATAGTCGTTGATCAGCGGGTTGATCTGGCGCTGTGCTTCCGTTTCCGCAATGAGCGCAGCCGTGCGGTCGGTGACGCGCTGCATGTTATCGTCAAACCGCTCGGCAGGCGTTTTCTTTGATCGCCCCTTCTTTTTATCGTCTGGAGTTACCGGAATGCCGCCGCCGAAACCTTCTGTGTTGCGAACCGGCTTTTTCTTACCGCTCACATAATCTTCGAAGAGCTGCTGCTTACCCTCGTAGTCCTTGATCTGTTCTTCTAATTTATCAATAAGTTCCTGACGATCTTTAACGGCAGGACTATTTTCGACCGTGTTCTGGACGTCCGTTGCTTCCGGGGTCGGTAGCAACGACATTGAAGGATTAATCTCCTCCTTGATTATAGCAGCAGCCAGCTCGCGCTCAGCCTTCGCACGCACCAATGCAGTCTTAGCAGCATCCAGATCGGCGGCAATTTTACTACGCGTGGAGGCAACCGCTTCACTATTGGCGTAGTCCAGAGTTTCGATCTGGAAACTCAGTTCCTTGACTGCGGCTTGATGTGCCTTAGCGGACTTTTCAGCATCCGTCTGTCGGTCGGACATCAAATACAGAGAAGCAGCCGCTGCACCGGCAAGCAGACCAATAGGTCCAAGTGCCGCGCTAAAACTTGCCGCCAAGGGGACGCCAGCCCGGAAGGCCGTCAAAAGCGCACCGAGCGCGGAAACTACGTTACCTATTCCAATAACCATGCCACCGAGGGCGCGGCCAGTCAGAGCGGCAATTGCGACTGTAGCGAATGCTACCGCAGCATCAGCCACGTGCTTGAAGTTGTCCGCCAGATATTGGAGCGATTCGACCAGCCTTGCGCTAGCACCAGCAGATTGATCGGCATTGCCAATATAGGCGGTGAACTCATTATTGATGCGAGTGAATGCATCTTTGATTGTTGCGTTTGTTGCAGCGAAGGCAGCCTCAATCGGCTTCTGCGCGTTCAGGATAGCTTTGAACACGCGGTCAGTTGTTAGCTTACCTTCCTCGCCGAGTTTCTTCAGTCCCGCGATCGAAACCTTGAACTCATCCGCAATTGCCTTAGCGATGATCGGCGCGTTTTCGCGGATGGAGCGAAGTTCATCGCCCTGCAAGACACCTGAGCCCAATGCCTGAGACAACTGCAGGATGCCTGCGATTTGTTCCTGCGTACTGGCGCCGCCAGCCTTAAATGCCTTGGTAACAATATCTGTTGCAGTCGCGATTTCCTGTTCGGACTTAGCCACAGCCGATGCCGAACGGATAAGTTTGGCATAAAGATCGACGTAGGTTGTCAGATCGGCTCTCGCCGCGTTCGCGCCGTCCTTCAATTGGTTCAGGCTTCTGGTCTGTACGCCCGCGATCTGAGCCGCAGCACGGATCTTGTTGCCAGCTTCAGTCCACGCGTCCGCGTATTCGATGATTTCGCGAGTGCCCAATGCCGCGCCAATGCCAGCGGCGGGCCCGGCAAGATTGCGAAACGTATTGCCAAGAATACCGTCAAGATTTCTATTTAACGAACGCGCGCGTCGCTCAATGGCGTTGAATTGCGCGTTGGTGATATTGTTCGCCCTAGCTAGCGACCTTTCAAATGATTTGAAATCGGCCGACAGTTGGACGACCAACTTTTCAATGTCAGTTGCCATGCCAGATCACGTCCTGATATGTTGTATGGGAAATTCGCGGCGGAGGGCGTTAGATGGTTCTGAGGCAAAGACTGACGGGGATGGGCAAGCTTGGCGTTGCCCTTTTTCTTGTCGGGCCCGTTATGAGCATTGGCACACGCCAATGGCTGGTCTCGTACCTGGAATCCTTACGCGGCACTGGGCTCACGTCAGTTCCTGACGTAAGCCTCTATCATGCAGTGATTGTAGCTGGAGCCATTGCGACGCTGATTTCAGTGCCCTTGATGCTTCTCGGTCGAGAATACGTCAGCCAGACGTAATCCAGTCAAAAAGCTCATCGACTTCGGCCGTCGACAACCCCTTACCGTCATCTGTGGAATTTGCTCTGATGTACCCGTCAACGGCAGCCATGAACTTCCACATTGACATGCGTCCTACTTCTTCCGGCGTGAAGCCGAGCGCCGCCCCGTTGCCGTAGACTGCGGCAAATCTGATTTTTCCATTGGGGAGGGCGTCGAGTTGTTCTCCGCCAGATTTGCCGCCTCTTGCTCCCCCACAGGTTCCTCTGGCGCCCCCATAATGCCAACTTTAAGAATGGCAGTCGCGAAAACGAGGTTTTCGAGCGGCGGGCGCTTCTCGACGTATGTTCGCACAAGCTTCGTGGCCGCCGTCGGCTCCAAGCCTCCGCCAATCAATCCCTGCCGGATCACATGGGCGATATCGCCGACGCGACACTGTTTGGTGAAAAGCCGCTCTAGAATGACCCAAGGTCCGGCGTCGCAAGCCTCCTGCAGCGCTTCCAATTCCGCCCACGGCAAGGCGAACGTATAAGTACCGTCCGCCCAGTCGAGTTCAATCTTAGCGTCTCTGCTCATTACGGAGCCGTCGCAGCAGATGCGCGGACCATTTCGCCGTCCGACTGCATCGAAACATTGATGGTTGCGCGCTCGCCGTTGTTCGCGCCAACTTCAAGGCTTTCGACATGCATCTTGCCGGTGTACGTGTAGGTGGTAACAGGGAAAACGATCTCGACCTGAACAGGTACTGAATCGATGCTTTCCCAACCGTCCAGCCAAGTGACGATCGATTCCGAAGCAAGGACGCCCTCGCCGCTGATACTCATAGAGAGCGATGCGGCGTCACGTCCAATCCAGTCGACGGCGTCGGGATCGTCACACTGAGGAATCGAAACTTCGTTAAGGTTCTTGGTAAGGGTGATCGAGCGCTGCGTCAGTCCGCATGGCGCGGTGTAGACGATCGGCGTTGCATCGTCACCAAGCTTCACGCGGACCTTGCCGCCCTTAATGGTAGTGGCCTGAGCCATGGAGTGCTCCAATACGAAAAAGGCCGCTCAGTGGCGGCCATGAATAATTTTTGAGGGTGATCGGCGCGGAAGCGCTAAGGCTGCTCGATGAACGCCGTGAAGCGGACAGACGCATGATTGATCGCGCCGTCGCGGATGTAGTCGGTGCGCCAGTATCGGAAATCGACCAGCGCGTTGTCTGACAGGGTTGGTTCCCAGTCTCTCAGCGCCAGGCGAACAGCGTTCGCAATCTCGCGCATTTGCCTTTGTGGAAGTTCCAGCGACCAGACATCGATCTGGAAAATGATGTCATGCCCATAGACACAATCGGCGTCATCGGCTGTCGAGCTGGATGGCCCGATGCTGACATAAGGAAAAATCGACGGGGCGACCTGTCCTTGGTCGTTTGTGGGTGGATTGTCGTAACTGCGCTGGCCGACCAATGACACAAGCGCAGGAAAGCTTCGCAGGCGCGGGATAACCGCGCTCTGCAACTCTTGGATAGGGTCCATTGCTACTGCCCCGCTGCGACTTGTTTGGCCGCCTTGGTGATCGCTCGCCGAACCCGGTTTTTCACCTTCTTGCGGTTCGCTCGCCATGACACCCAGAAAAATGGCGACGCCTTGGCGCCCGGGTGTTGCGCACCTTTGAACATACCGCCGACGATGTGCGGTGCAGTTCCAAATTCAACAAGGTGACCGTAGCGCACCTTTGAATTTCCGGCGTAGATAGTGATCGTAAGATCGCCCGCTAAGCTGGATTTCACCGCTGCCAAGGTCATTGAGTATTTGGGCTTCTTGCCCCACGTCCATGCGATGGAATCCCGTAGGTCGCCGTCACCGACGGGAACAAGCGATTTCATCATGGCGACGACTTCGTCAGCGCCCTGTGCCATGGCCGCTTTGATGGTTTCTTTTGTCACGTCTGGCAGGCGCTTCAATTTCCGATCGAGCTTCGCTAGCCCGAGAACTGTAACGCTCCTAGCCATATTCGCCCTCAATCACGAGCATTTCCAGCACCGCGTGGCGTTCATCGGGATTGACGACGGTCTTAATGCCAAACACGCGGTTGGGTTCTACCCCGGTTTTACCGGCTCTAGTATCGTAAGCCCGCCATGACGCCGTTACCTGCCTCGCCGCTGTGCTGCCACGGATCGTCAGATTGTACGGCTGCATGGATTGCATTCGCGCAGCCATGATGTGCTCAGCATTGCTGCCGTATCGCGGTTCGAGCCTCCCCGGCAAGGTGAACTGGTCGACCCACTCACCGCGTGTTCCGCCATCGGGGTCATTTATCGATTCGCGACGTTGGAACGTTAAACGGCAATTCAGGCTGCCTGCGCCTGCGCGCTTCGCCATGCTTCGGCCTCGTCTTTGGTGGGAGTTGGAAGTCGCTCGGCCCTGCCGGCGGCAACGGCGCGGTTCGCGCATGGTGTGGTCACCAGACCGACATAGCCCGCCGGATAGCGGATCGTTACAGCTGGTATGGGGATGAAGTCATATGTCGCGGTAAATCGGAGCCAGGGCATGGTTCCCGTTCTGACTTGAGGGATTGAATTTTATCGAGCGATATTGCAGCTTCTCTTAACGACTATGGGGGGCATAGAAATGAATTCACATTTCATCTTAGCGGATTTTGTAGGTCGCATTCTGAGATTGCGCGTGCATTGGCGTGAAGCTGAAGCATACTTCAAGTGAGTTTGCGCTTTGCAATTTGAATACACTCCGCCTCAGACCGAAATCGAGACGCTTTTCGGCGGCTTTCGTTGCATCAACGCATTCGGCCGAATAATGCCAGGTGATGATGAACGCTTCATCGAATTTCTGGCCAGGTCAGAAGTACCTCCGCGCACAAATGTATACATAAACTCAGGCGGGGGAGACGTAGAAGCAGCGTTGAACATTGGTCGAATAATTCGAGAAAGTTGGTTTTCGACAGTTGTCGGTCAGTATCTGCTTGATCCTGCTCCCGGTGACCAGTTTATTTTGCCGCGTAAGAGATTACCTGGTCAATGCATGAGTGCTGCCACCCTTGTTTACCTTGGTGGTAGGCTACGTTTTCTCGACACCGATTCAAAATTTGGCGTCCATCAGTTTTCGTTTCTGGTGCCGTCACCGGAGAACCTGGCTCATTCACAAATTTTATCCGCAAAGATTGCTAGATTTGTACAGGACATGGGCATCGGCTCCGAATTTCTCGAACTTTCAGCTGCCACTCCACATGATCGAATAGATCTAATTGAACTAGAGAAGCTCGAAAAAATTGGCGTCGTTACCGGCGGCCAAACAAAAACTAATTGGTCCATCCATGCGGTGGAAAACACAATGTATGTCAGGGGTGAACGCGACAACATTTACGGGCATCATAAGATGTTACTAGGTTTCGCCAAGCCGAATTTCTTCTATGTATATGCTGTCATCGAGAGCCAAGGCCGAGAGCAGCAGCTTGTTGAGTTCCCGCTAGCAGAACTTGTAATCGGTCAAGACGAAGACGTAATAATTGATATATCTGATCGCTGCGAGCGGGCCGTTCAAGGAATTTATACCAACATTCACGCTCAAGTGACGGTAGATGAAGCCCGTTCTATTGCGTCTTCAAACGCTTTCGGCATCCGTGTCCGGGGTGGTCCAGACGCTGAGCTTTTTTTGGGAGTTGGACCTATGTCAACCGACGGAGGTTTAGAATTGTTAAAAACTTTTGTTAGTTGTTTATCAGACCGTTAGGTGTCAAATCCTCAACAGCCGATACGGATCGAGCAGCCAACGCGCTGACCTGTTTTCGAACAATTCGGCAGTCGATTGTCGCTCGCGGTTCTCGTAGAGGTCTCCCGCAATAAGCAGGACTGCCGCGTCCACTTCGGCTTCAGCGCCTGCAGGCACTGTGTCGCGGTTCATATAACGCAGAGCCGACCCTTGAGCGGCGGCCAGATAGCCCTCTAGCTCCGTATCCTCATCATCGAATTCAATTCGAAGATGTCGCTTTAGCCGATCAAGATCCACCGCCACGGTCGAAGCCCTTCTTCTTGACAGGCTCATCTGCGACGCAGCCCAGCGTTCGCGCTATCTCGGCCATGCGACCAGTCACAGTATCGCCAACATCAAACTGGCGTGGATAAACCTCGCCTTCAGGCACCGCCTTGAATGCCTTCGCAACACGCACTTCCATCAGCGCCTCCTGTATGAAGGGCGCCCGAAGGCGCCCCGTTACTATTCAGATTAAGGCGTCGGTGCCGTTGCGATCTTGTGGTAACGCAGGGCCGTCGGATCAGTCACGCCGCCACCAACGCGCTTCGTGGTGTAGAACAGAACGAAAGGCTTGTTGGTGTAAGGATCGCGAAGGATGCGAATACCGGTGCGATCAACGACCAGATAGCCGCGCTTGAAATCACCGAAGACAACCGGGATGGCGTCAGCGGCAATGTCGGGCATTGCAGCAAGCTCGCTGACCGGGAAGCCAAGGATTGTTGCAGGCTGGCCAGAAACCAGACCGGGCTGCCAGATGTAGTTGTCCTGACCATCCTTCAGTTTACGGATGGCGCCCTGCGTCTTGCGGTTCATAGTAAACCGCGCATTCGGAGTGCGCTCGCTCGGCAGGTCATAAACCAGATCAATGAGTCCGTCGGTCGTAAGACCGGCTGCGTCACCGCTATTCACGGTCGGGATTGCGCCCCACGGGTGCGAATTCGCCGCCGTATAGGTCAGCAGACCCTTGGGCTTGTCGGTGCCATTGCCGGAAACGAACGCAATGCCTTCCTGATACGCGAACTCAGTCTCGACTTCACTGGCAAGCCAGTTTTCGAGGTTGATTTCGGAATCGTCCAGCAAGCGCTGCGTTGCCGCAGGATTGGCGTAGATTTCGCCGGTATTGAACTTCACCTCGGCGAACTTTGCAGACTGTGTTTCAGGGCGCTCGGCAGTCTCCCCAACCCAGCCCGACGCGGTAGCGCGGTCGTTGTAGAGCTTTGAAAACCCGTTGCCAGCGATCTGAATTACCGACGCGATCGACCGCAGCGGCGATACGATCTTCAGCTTGTCCGTGATCGTACGGTCCCATTCCGTCGGTGCCGTGTAGCCACCATCCTCGGGGACGCCAACGCTCATTGCAGCCTGAGGATTCCTCTGGATTGCAGACTGAATTCCAGCTTCGTCGCCTTTTCGGAAGAAGCGGTCGAATGCCTTGGAGTATTCAGCGTTTTTGACATCGCGTGCCGGGTGAGAAGCACCCGCGGTCTGGAGAGCGGCAAGCTTCTGGGCCTGCTCGTCGAGAGCTGCCTGAAGGTCGCTTACAGTGGTATTGATGCGATCGACCTTTTCAGTGCGAACGACATCTTCCGTGCCCTTCTTTACGTCATTAAGAGCTGCGCTGTGTTCTGCCTTGAACGCTTCAAATGCGCGGCCCTGCGCTTCAATGAGCGCCTTGATTTCATCGGGTTCCATGTGGTTATCCCTTGGAAAGAATATTGGTTGTGCTGACAAGAGCGGCCTTGATGCCGGTCATGTCTTTGGCTTTGGTCTTGCCAGCGTCGCGCGTGGCGTTCTCGGCGGCATCGCGCTCGCCTCGAATTTCGTGGAGAAGTTGAGTACGCGAACGGCGCGTCTCACCTGCGGCAGCCAATGCCCGGTCAATCCGGCGCATTGCTGCGATATGTGCGGGAAGTTCGGCGTTTGCGTCGGGCTTGGCAGTTCCAGTGCCCTTCTCGTCCGCAAAGCCCTTTTCGATGGCCTCATCAGCTGAAAGCCAAGTGCCGTCCGACGCCTTTGACGGGCCATCCAACAGAGAAAGCACTTCGTCTTGCGCCAGTCCTGTGCGGGCAGCGTAAATATCTGCCATAGAACTATCAAAGGACTGAAACAGCGTCGCGGCATCGGTGAAATCGTGCGTATTGCCGACGGCGAGACCCCACGCTCGGTGGATCATCATCATCGAACCGGTCGACATGATCACCCTGTCGCCAGCCATCGCGATGATTGATGCCGCAGACGCCGCATAACCCATCACATTGACAGTGACTTCGCCGGGATGACTTGCGAGAAGATTGTATATCGCCAACCCTTCGAACATGTCGCCGCCTGGCGAATTCACGTTCACGGTAACCGGGTTCTTCCCGATAGATCGAAGCGCGGCGGCGGCTCGCTTGGCCGTAAACCCGCCTCCACTCCAATAATCTTCTCCGATCACGTCAAAGATCGAAATTGTGTTCGGATCGTCAGCTTCTGCCGCTTGTGGAGTGCTCTCCCACCGCTCCAAGGCGGAGAGAGGCACATCCCACTGATACGACTTCGGTCGCGCAACGGCTGCAACCGGCGTTCTGTTAAGGCTCATTGCGTGTTCCTGAAGGAGGGCGGCCAGTTTCTGGCTGCGTCATTGGATTTTTGAGGCTGTCCGCGTCTGGATCGTCGCTCTGGCTCAAGCCCACATAATCGCGAGCTTCATTCTGGGACATCCACGGTCTGGAGCCACCCGAACCCAAGGCTTTCGCGAGGAATTCGGCCTGATCTTTAATCGAACCGCGCAGCAATTCGCGCTCATCGAAGTCAGCCTGATACGATCGACGCTCTTCGCGGGTCAGAAGGCATCGCGAAACCGCCTGTTCCCAAGCGATGAACCACGGCGCCAAGCCATAGCGAACGAAAAACTGGCCAAGGGTTTCAATACCGCTACCCCATGACGTGTCATCCATCATCAAAAGGGGCCGTGGAACACCAAAAGCGCGCGCAACCTCCTCGATCTGATGATTTCTGGTCTCGATCTGCTGGCTGTCTCTTGCCGTCTGCGAGAACGGCTCGGCCTTCATGCCTTCTTCAAGGATCAGCCACTTGTGCGCGTTTTCCGCACCGGAGAACTTTTCCTTGAGACTAGTGTCGAGGTTTTCAAACTCAGGGTCGCCGAGTTTGCCGGGATGCGTGAGCGCACCGCCGACCATAGTACCGTTCTTAAACAGGCGAGCCGCAGCTTTCTCTGTCTGCATAGCAAGGCCGATGGCCTCTTTTGCCTGCTGGACACGGGAAAGGCCGATGACGCCATCGTCCGTCATGTCACGGAGATGAAATACCTCCGACTGGGGCAGCTCGACATATCGACCGCCCTTCAAGACGACTTTGTAGATGACGGTCAGGTCGTCTTTCTGCTCAACGGTGACATTCGTCGGGTGCAAAGGCTGCAACGCAACCACGCGCCTACCGCTTCGAACAATACGGGCGTATGCATTGCCGTAGGTCAGTGCATGCGACTGCAGCTGTCGGCGGAATTCATACGCAGTCTGCCAGTTATTCGGCTGCGTAAGAAGAACATCAAACAGAGAATGATCATCAGCTGGGTGAAGTCGTCCCTTCCCGTCTTTGTGCATCAAGTAAAATGGCAGCATCCCGATACTGCCTGAGATGAGGTCGACACAGCGAAAAACCGTTGTATTGAAAAGGGCAGCTTTTGGCGTCACCGCCATGCCGCTCGCAGTTTCTGCACCGCCGCCAAGAAAGGCGGCCAGCCTTGGATCATCAAGGCCGTCGAAATATTGCCAGTCAGCTCGCGGAGCTCGTTTCGGCGCGACCGAAGGCGCTGCCTCCGGTTTGGACCGGAACAGGTCTAAAATACCCATATCTTTCCTTGTTCCGATTAGCCGGCCATTCGGATGCCGCGTTTCTTGTAGACTGACTCTTTCGGCGTAACCGCCCCGTCCATCGCCACACCAACCGCCATTGCCAAAGCAACAGCCGCGTCGATGCGCACCGATGCCTTTGTCTTCACGAACCACCGGTTGTCTTGCGGGTCATGGTCGAAGGTGGCGCCCATCAGGGCTGTCATGAGCACCGGATTGCGCCGCATCCGTATGCGACCGTCGATAATCATGTCTTCGAGCGCCAGAACCGAACCCGGCATCCACAAGCCTTGCGGCGGTGGCAGGTTTGCAGCTTTCGCTGCTTCTACCTTCGCTGGCTCGGGCCGAGCCCGGACCTTGCCGCCCTGTGGGTGTGCGACATGTTCAATGTCTAACCCGAGCGCTTCGACTTCCTCGCGGAACTTGTCATAGGCGTAGCGGTCATAGGCGATGGCCTTGATGTCGAAGGCCTGATCGATTTGCTGCACCCTCGAGGCTACGAAATCATATCGAATTCGCTTGCCCGGCGGGGCATTTAGCCAGCCCTGCTTTACCCAAAGCGCATACGGCGCCTTGTCAGCCTGTTCCCGCGCTTCGAGCGTATCGGCTGGCGTCCAAGCCTCTACCCACGCATCAAAAGTCGGCAGATTGACGGTAGACCCGTCCTCGCGGTCCATTTCCTTGAAGCCAGTCGGGACCACACACGCAAGCACGGTCATGTCCTTGCTTCCGGACAGGTCGACGCCCATGAAAACCGGCTTGTCTGCGTGTTCGACTTCGGGGGCGAAATCGTCCATTACACTTTCGACGGTCTCGCGTGGCATCCATGCCTTGTCGGCATCGGTCCAGCAGCAGAAATGCAGGCGCAAAATGCCGTTCAGCTTGCCCGGCATCTGCTTTGCCTGAGCGACGACACCGGCCAGATATTCCTGCGTCAGGATAACGCCGAGAAGCGGGTTAGCTTTCTTCCAGCAGGCTTCGTCCTTAAGCGGATCATCGCCCTTGTCCAGCGCGCAGACGTAGGAAAACGTCGTGTCGTCAATCACCTCGCCGACATAGGCGAAATCCTCGTCGGGCGTCTGAGTACCGGCAGCCACCTTGACTGCATGCTCGTGCTCTTCCCAGCAAATGCTGTTTCGGTCGCTGCCCGAGTTCGTAATCATCAACAGCAGAGGCTGACGACGAAACTTGAAGCCGCGCTCAAGCATTTCCATCGTCGAGCGGTCAGGATGTTCGTGGACTTCGTCGCAAAGCGCAAAGTGCGGACGCGGTCCCGAGCCAGACTTGCCGGAATCCTTCGAGATCGGACGAAAGAACGATTGCGACTTGTGATGCGCGATATTGAACTCGCGCCCGATGCCGCCGCTGAACTTCAGCCGTTCGACCAGCGCAGGAGCGGCGCGCACCATTTTGACGGCGTCCTGGAAAAGGATGCCGGCCTGTTCTTTTTTGGCAGCCGCGGCGTAGATCTGGGCGCCAGCTTCCTTATCTGCGATCAGTCCATACAGGCCGACACCGCCAGCAAACGGCGACTTACCGTTGCCTTTGCCTTCCTCAATGTAGGCGCGACGAAAGCGGCGCGAGCCGTCGGCTCGTTTCCAGCCGAACAGTGACCCAAGCTTGAAAGCCTGCGAGGCATGCAGCTTGAAAGGCTTACCTTCGAACTGGCCTTCGGAAAGCTTTAGCCGACCTTCAAAGAACCGAAACACGCGATCGGCAGCATCGTCGTCCCAATAAAGCCCGCGCTCATGGCCATGTTCGAGATCGTCCAAATGACGTCGGCAGGCATTGCGAACGTGAGGGCCAGCAACTTCTTTGCCATCAATGACAGCTTGCGCATAAGCGCTCACACACTCAAGCGCAGGCATATCAGTCAAGCAGATCATCCTTTTCTTCACCATCGTCTGGCGTTGCCACCTTGGAGGCATCAGCAGGCGTCGCGCCCATCTGGCCAAGCATCTGGCGAAGCAGATTCATCGCCTGAACGCCAACTTCCTGCCCGGCCATGATCCGGCCCTGAATAGTCGAGGCCATGCCGACAAGCGTACGGTGCGATTCATTCAGCCACGGCAGCTCTTTCGCGAAAAGCTTCCAGGCTGACTTCGCCTTGATATCGGTGCTGTCCTTTAACCAGACGGGAGGAGCGCCAAGTGGGCCGTTTGCGGCTGGGTCTGCGCGGTTTTTGAAGCGCTGTGGGTCTTTCTTGTCTCGCCCCTCGACTTTGGCTTTGCCGAGGGGATTTCTCGGCTTTGCCATGGAATGAAATCCTTATGGGGTCATATTTTCAATTGCGGATGCGTGCGCTGTGGGTCCCCGCCGGTCCGGGGCTGCCGCACTTCTGGACTTTTTGATGCCCCCCTCGAGGGGCATTGAGAGGGTGACCCTCCATGATATCACATCGGTCGAGGGTCGTCAAGCCAAATTTTCGAAAAAAAATGATATTTTTCAACATTTTTTCGGTTTTTCTTCATGTATCACTTCAACTGACCGGCCATCCGTCCGGTCCGAACCGAACGACGTCCTGCCCAAGCTCCTCGCGCTGTTTGATGCGGTCGTGGCATGGTGCACATAGACTTTGGAGGTTGTCGGGATCGAAGAACAGCGCCTCATCGCCTTTATGGGGCCGCACGTGGTCACACACCGTCGCTGGCGTGACGTCCTCTTGCTGCAAGCAGTAGGCACACAATGGATGTGCGGTCAGTTGCCGCTCTCGTAAGCGTTGCCAGCGTGTGGTCTTGTAGAGCTTGCGGTAAGCAGCTGCTTCGGTGCTGCGGCGGTCAGGACGCGAGCGTGTCAACGACTTTGGCAGCATTGCTTCCAATGCGCCGCGCCTTGGTCAGCGTGTAGGGCTCAGCCCGGTCATTGACCAGGCCGCCAAGGGTGACAACGTCCGCAACGACGGCGACCGGCGCAGTCACAACATCGGTCGCTATACGAACCAGACGATCAAACATGGTTTTTTACCTCGCTTAAGCAACTTTTCTGTCGCCGCGCTGTTCGTTCCACTGAGGAGCTAGCTATGAACGCTCAATCAGTTTGGGAGATGGAGAGAGGATTTTGGCTGGAAGGCCTGTCCTTCTACGTGCAGCACATGCACCCGCAAGCATTGATGGTTCTTCCATCCATAGGCGCTCTCGGTCGCAAATCCATCCTGGAGAGTTTGAAAGACGTACCGAGGTGGGAAAATGTTCTGATGCACGACATGAAGCTGGCAGAAGACAGCCATTGCATTGCGATTACATACGTAGCTGAAGCGCGACGTGCTGGTGGACCTGCATATCATGCGAATTGTAGCTCTGCGTATGTTAGTTCATCAGACGTATGGCAATTAATCCTGCATCATCAAACACAACGCCGGTAGCGAGCGCACCAGCGCTCTCGCCCGCTGAAATGATTGAGCTGGAACCTGTGACCCCTACGATGTCAACGTAGCGGCCTCCCGCCTGACGCTCACAATAATTTGGATGGCGGGGAGCCTACCGCAATAGGCTCAACCCGCCGAACCAGCAGCCGGAGGAGAAACGGCGCTGGATTGAGAAGGCAGCCACCGCTTAGGCGATGTCGCGGGTCAGACCCTAGAACTGCCAATAGTTACCCCACACTCAGTGGCTGCAACTACGTGCAGCATGGCGCAGGGTCCGTTGCCGGCCGAAAATAACTCGGGGTTAGCCACCGAGTGACTAACCCCTTCAATTTTTCTCACCACACCTTGCGGATTTTCCCCCACTTATGCGACAAATTTTTTTATCGCGTTGGCAAGGTTTTCGTTTGCGGCCAGAAGACGTTGCTTTCCGCCGCCCTTTTTGTCAGCGAAGTGGCTGGGCATTCCCAACTTCTCACCGACTTCCGCAAAACTTCTGGAAGTCAGTGCCGCGTCGAGCGTTGCGACATCCTCACGGGAAAGCTCTGCTAGCACTTCTTCCCACATTTCGCGATTGGTTATCGCGGTGGAGATGTCCTGCCACATTATCGAACCTGATTGGCCCTTCGGGAATTTCTTCATCCCCATAAACAATTCTGCGACAGATGACGGCTGCCACGGAAATCCAGGTGGGCAGCGTTTTACCGGAGGCAATGACGGCGTATTAGCATAAGCCCTTGCCAGGGCTGCGCGTGTCTCATCTTTTGACACCTTGACGTAGCGATGTCGTTTTTTTGTCTTCACCTTGTTCGGTAGATTGGCCTCGAGCAATTCTGCAAAATAGGCGTTGCTTTTTGCAATTCCCTTCCTGTTACCGCCCAATACCCGCTCCTGATTTTCAGAAGTTCCGAGCATTGCACCAACTGGCATTTTCGCATCGAACGCTATCACCTTCCCATCGGGGGCGCGCTTGTAGGCCCGTTCTGTCACGTGACCATTTGAGAAGCGAAGCTTACCGATACGGACAACCACCTTTCGTGGCTTCTTCTTACGGTCAATGTGGATGCCGAACTCGATATCGCCGCTGATGGGATACGGGTAGGATTTCTGAAGCGCTCCACGTGATCCACAGAACTCGCTGTCAACGCCCTCGCAATACGGAACGTCCCGATATTCAACCATGACGATCTCGCGTTCAATTTCACCCAGCGTCGGGCGGATATTGATGCGACGCTCTATGTGAAAATCTTTGATGTCCGACCGCTGGTCTTCATCCCCTTCGTCGTAGTTGTCGTTATCGTGGGTCAGGTTCCAGTTTGTCCGTAAAGGTTCATATTCGTCCTGCGGGCGGTTCCTGTAAGCCATCAGCGGCGCAAGCTGTTCAGCAATCGATCCATGCCTACTCATGCTATTGCCCTCCGCTTCCCATAGTGCCGTTCCAGCGCTGCCCTGCCCTTCGGGCTGGGAACTAGCTTGAACTCACCCGGCTTGCCTCCTGGCATCCAGTGCAACATCCTGCGGCGTTCGAGGCTGGCAATCGTAATCTCACCTCGGGCTTCGCTGTTGTTGAAGTGTTGCCCGCTGGCTAGATATCGAGCTTGGTCTGGTGTCAATTGAAGATCATTAGCCGTCCATGCGGGTTCTGCGCAGGGCGGTAAGTTGTCATTGGCTGCGGCTCGTGGTGCCATGTTTGCTCCTCGTGTCTGTGGTGTGGTGTGGGCGTTTTCTGGGGTGGAATTCCAACCGAGTTCCAACCCAGGTTGGGTGTTCCAACCCACCGGGGGTTATAGGGGGTAGGAAGGAACACCCGTTGGAAGGCGTTGGAAGACCGTTGGAAGGACCGTTGGAACTCATTCACGAGCCATGCGACCGGCAGCGATTTCGTCTGCGATAACGACCAACCGCTGCCTCGGTTTTGACGGAGGCCCTTCCATTTCAACGCGGATTTTGTCCGAGGCAAAAAGCCGTTTCATCGCGCCTTCAAACCCTTTCTTATCGACGCCTTCGGCGTTCGCCATGCTGTCCATGAAAGTCGGGGCATAAGCGCTACTGCGGGCAGCAGAAACTCGCTGCCCTGTCCGGTTGATCTCAGACAGAAGCCGTAAAAAGACCTGCTCTTGATGTGCATGCAAAAGCCCGGCAGCGGGCGACGGCTTACCGTCGTCGAGAACGAATGCGCCTTCTTCCCATCGCAATTTGATCTCGCCGCCAACCTTTCCGTAGTTGGTTTTCATGGTTTTCAGGACACGAGCATCGGGGTCGGGGTCGTCTTTGGTGTCTGGTCGCGTCAAATACAGTCGGCTGCGAACCGAATTATTCCAGGCCGTAGACCCCGATGAACCCGTGCCGTTTTGCATGCCAGCGACTGACGGGTGAGCCAGAAGAATAATCGCGCAACTGATCTCAATCGCTAGCTTGCGAAGCATAGAAACGAACTGGCGTACCTGAGCGCGCTTTACCTCGTCGCCGCCGAACAAATCGGCAGCTGTGTCCAAAACGATCAGGGCAGGACAGTAGGACCGAGCTTCCTTGGAAAAGGCGTTCCATAACGGTGTTGGCTCCATGACGCCGGTTTTTGCGTTCGGAATGGATAGAAGTGCGTCTGCGTCTGCCAGCGGTAACAGCTTGAAGTCTTCAAGATCGGATAGCCTCCGACTGTGTGCCTTGGTGATATCGACCAGTCGTCGGTGAAATTCCGCCGCCTCATCTTCTGCACCGAGATATAGGACGCGACCGCGCATAGGCTGCATATCGAGCGTCTCGCAACCCATCGAGCCAGCGGCTGCAAGCTGAAGTGCCAGCAGTGACTTGCCGACGCCGCCGTCACCATTGAGAATGGTCACCTGTCGCATAGGCACAAGACCGTCGAGCCACCATTCACGCTCTGGTACGGGCAGTCCGAACCAGACCGACGGAATGATGAATGGCAGTTCTTCGCTATTGGCGTCGGCGACATGCGCGACACTGGAAGCCTGCTTGGCTTGGTGCTTGGCGATTAGGTGTGACGTGTCGACTGGGCGCGTATCGTCGTCATAGTTATCGTTCGCAGGCGCCGGCATTTGTCGCGGTTTAAGCATTCCCGCGTCCAAGCCACGCCGGATTTTCGCGCGTATTTCCTTCTCGCCATCCTTCGCAACAACGCCATTGGCAAGCGCAGCGTCAAACAACCCGCGCTCGGCGTCGATTCGTGAAAGTGCGCCTGCACCAACCAGCGTACCTAGTGAGAATGCGCTGGCATTGACTTGGGCGCCTCGACCGCCTTCCCGAGTTCCGGCCAGTTCGGCCAGTTCAGCCTCAACTGCAGACCGAACGTAATGGTCATGACTATCAGCCTCAAATGCCCAATCACCTGCAGCTTGCTCGACGTGTTTTGGCAAGATCAGGTCAAGCAGCCATTGCGGAGCATCCGCTACCGCGGGAAAACCCTCGCCGTCATGGTCGATCCATTCATATGTTCGCCCGTCGGTCGTGGCACTCCCGGCCGCGATCACAAAGCCGCCCTCACCGCGGATATCAAGGCCGTGGGAAAGAGCGCCACGATTGCGGACGCCGTCGACGTGATTAAAGTAATAATGCAGACCGCCGCCTGCAGTTTTCACCATTGCTGTTTTCGGCAATGGGCTATTTGCGGCTTCAAGTGCAGCCAACGCAGCCTTGCCGTCGATAAGCGTCCCATCTGCTGTGTGATGCATGTCAACGTCGAGGACGAATATCCCACTCCGAGCGCCGGTTGGGATTCCAACCATGGCGCCGCCATGCCGATTTTCATCCCACCAAGCGCGCGCGATACGTTCGAAAAGTGAAGCGCCTTTCAGTCCGTTCGATATAAGCGGGGCTTTGGCTGGCAAAACTGTGATTTCACCCGTTGCGTTATCGACCAACTCGATGTCGCCGGCTCTGCATGGGAATACAGGAATGCCATGCGAGATATAGCTTAGCGCCAGATCAAGCATGGGGTCAGTCTGACCAGATGTTGAATTAACTGCGACCATAGCGGGCTACGGCCTCCTGTTTTGCGAGAACGACAAGCTCATCCGCAAGGGAAATGGGAAGTGTGACGGAATAACCGAAATTGTCTTTTGGGCCGAAAACGCGCAGTCCGTTACGAGTTTCTGCAAGCCGCATCCGGTAAATCTTCAAGCCGTTTGGGAATTCCGCGTCGAAGAAAAACTTGGTTCCCCCAGCGCCAATACGCGCCGGGGTTATGTTCAGGATCGTGGCGGATGTCATGCGGCCTCGACAACGACGTTATGTGGCGTAAAGAACAGTTCGCCATCCGAAGCGCGCCGCAAGACAGCTTCCTTGCCGTGCAGTTCGGACGAATCTTCAATCCCGCAAAGGCCGACACTTTCGCGGAGGCGTCCAAGTTCCGTCTGTCCTCGCTCTTGGCGACGATAAACCGGGCTTTCCAGAACGATGTTGAAGTGGAATTTGCTTTCGTCGTAACGCCCGACACAAAAGACGGTCAGGACATTTTCTTTCCCGATCGTATCGACCAGAGTGTCGTTCACGATGAAAGCAATTTCATCCTGCTTCTGGATGGAGGCGTGAAGTTTTTTCTTGCCGGAGTTTCGGATAGGCTGAGCGGCTAGCTGCAGTGTTGCTGCGGACATGTCGTCTCCTCGTGTTCAGGCGCGCGTCGGCCCATGGCGCGGGCAGTTGCGCATGCGGTTTGTTGTTGTGGTGTGGTTAGGCGGCTCGGGCTTCTTGCTCAGCCATCCAGTTTCGCAAGCTACTGCGGCGTGCGGCTACCGTGGCCTTTGGACCCCTGCCAAGTTTGAATGACGGCATGAGCCCGTCATAGATTAGTCGGTAGGTCTGACGGCGGGTGATGCCAAGAAATTTGGCAATCGCGTCCGCGCCCATAAGCAGGTCGCGGTCATTATCGTTATCGCTTGTGACTTCCATGGTCTCCTCGAGCTTGGTTGGTGAACAACAGGTAACGACGCGAAATTAACATGCCTCGCGGCGCATCCCGTTAATGGGGTGTTAACGCGAAAAAATAATTGCTCATATGGATGTTGGTCGTCGGCCCCGTTCTGATGGCGGTCGGCCTGCCTGTCTGGCTCTGCGCTGTCGATCAGCGACTGAATATAGAGAAAGAGACTCCGTGCGATCTGTCAATGAAGATTGACTAGAATTTTCGTATTTTACTTTCATGCGCCACCCTGCTATGTGCTCCACGATATCAGGAGGTCAATGTGGCGACGATCACAAAACGAAAATGGAAAACCGGCAAGGGCGAAGATCGCGAAGCGTGGGTTCTCGCGTACACCGATCAAGCCGGTAAGCGTCACAAAGAACAATTTACAAAAAAGCGGGATGCTGATGCCAGGCGCGTTGAAGTGGAAGGTCAGGTAAAGTCTGGAACCTATCGCGCCGACGCTGCGACAACGACAGTGAAAGACGCATGCGATGAGTACGTCAAATACATGCGAGGCAGAAAAAAGCGTAACGAACGCGTGACAGAGCATTACTTCAAGAATCTGGTGGGGCAGCTTTACAACTACGTGGCCCCGGAACCCGATCGCGCGATATCATTCGAAGGCGGTATCGGCGATGTGAAGCTCTCGCAACTGACCCCTGGTAGTGTGAATGCATTTCGTGATCGACTTCGCGACTTCGGTGTCGGCGTAGTGACGACACGTCGTATACTAGGTTCCCTTTCCCGCGTACTGAGGTATGCGGCGGACAACGACATGATCGCGACCAACCCTGCGAAGGGTGTCCAGGTCATCGGGCGGCGGGACGAAGGGTCGAAAAAGATTGTGCCGCCCTCGAAAGCCGATCTAGCGACACTGCTTGCTGTGGCTGATGCCGATACCGCTTTGAAAATTCGCTTCGCAGCTGCGACAGGGCTGCGGGCAAGCGAGCAATGGGCTTTGCGCTGGTCACACCTTGATCTGAAGGGCGGGCAGTTAACCATCGACTCACGGGTCGATGTGTATGGAAATGTGGATGTGACCAAATCTGAATCCGGCACACGCGAAGTTCCAATCGCCAAGGCGATCATAACCGAGCTGCTGGCCTGGAAATTAAAATCAAAATTCAGCAGCGATGGCGATCTTGTCTTCCCTAATGAGAAGGGAAAATTCATCGATCACCACAATTTCGTAAATCGGTCGTTCAAGCGCGCCAAAGAAAAAGCGATCAAAAAGGCGCAGGAAGATGACAAGCCTTTCAAGCCATTTGGCTGGCATGCACTTCGTCATTTCGCGATCTCGACTTGGATTGAAGCCGGCCTTCAACCTAAGACAATACAGACTTTCGCCGGACATTCGACATTGGCGGTCACGATGTCCAGATACGGACATTTATTCCCAAGCGACGATCATGCAGCAGCCATGAACAAAATAGCCGATGCGATATTCTCCAATCCGACCGATGGCGCATGAATGGCGCATAATCACCAAAAACCCCGAATTGCCGCCAATTTATTCTGATTTGTAATCAGGGGGTCGGGAGTTCGAGTCTCTCTGGGGGCACCAGCACATCGCCTTTGAATTGGCTTTTATGCAGTGATTACAATTACATAAGTTAGTTGATATTTTTATCGTCACCTGCGACCTCAAATCAGTTTTATTCTGCAATGTAGATTCGATGCGCATCATTTTGATCGCACACATCACCATTTTCAGTTTCAAGACGCTCTATGCAGGTTTCCAGATTCAGTTCTGCCAGTTGGCCAATTGGGATCAGCGCCCGCAT